TGGCCAGTAAATATCATTGGCGCTCTTAGTTCTGTAACCTCGCCGTTGTCGCCAACCATTGAAACGCGACCTTTTAAAAAAATATTAAGGTGCTCTGTTTTCTGATAATGACCAAGGGCGACTATGCCCGCTGGCATATTAACTTCACGAATATAAAGACCGGGGCTGAGATGGTGGTACACAGGACACTCTACCTGCGGTTGCTGCAACATTGCGACTTCAAGCTTGTCCATCTTGCCAGCCACTGATATAGCAAAGTCGTTAATGTCCTGCGATATTGGTAAATTCTCATCCATTTATTTACTATTAAGCCCCCTTAACAAAGCAAGCAACTCATTCAAATCTGCCACAATTTCTGCGATATTTGCCGCTGTGCTGTCTGCTGGTATGCTGCCAACTAATTTGTTCCAAAGGTTGGCGTTCTGTTGCGAGTAAATCGTAACCTGTTGCTCTTTACTTTGTATTGGATTTATGACTTTCTTTTCCATTACAGAACTTCCTCGCCAACGCTAACTAATGTAACCGGAGAATCATCTGTTATAGAAAACTCGTACTGTCTTGTCCTGTACTGTCCACAACTATAAAGGCTTTTAAAATAGTCAGTAGAGCCTGTAACGCCTAATGTAATGGTCCTTTCGGTAGACCAAGCAGTCTGCGGGTTATTTCGCCATTTCATCATTAGGTAGGCTATATCAGCCTCTAACTGGTCAGAGTCTCGTTTGCAGTAGATGTCGTAACGGGCTGCTGTCTTTTTCTGTCCTGGGCTTCCGTGGTGGATCATGGGAGTTCTGACCATGGAACGCATAATCTGGCCGTTGTCTTGGTAAGTAGAAGAATCTAACTTATAAACTTTTCCAGACGATTTATCGCCAGCCAAGGAAAGGTTCCACTTAGTAGCCAAGCAAAAGTGCTGCCCACGGAATCTGTTGTACGAAGCTGTCCCTGTATTCCACGCGCCCAACTCTTCCCATGATTGGTTATACAGGTCGAAACAAAGCGTAGTGTCCTGAATCGGGAAAGACAGAATGTATTGCGGCCTTCCGTCAAAACTCGCGTAACCACCGATAGCATCGGATACCGAAGAGAACCCTTGGATATATTTGTTTACCGCTATAGAAATAGGAATGGCTTGGCGCGAACCAGAAGGCATGGCAGAGACTTTTCTTTCGTGATCCAGCCAGTACCAAACACCGTCAATGTAAGTCGGAGAGTGCGGGGCAGAGCAGCCACGGTCTACTGTGTACTGAGCCTCTTTAACGAAGGGCGTTACGCCGTCATCTCTATGGCCCTCAAGAGAGTAGGTTCCGAATAGCTCTATACGGTCATTGCCTATACCCATCGCTACAAGTAGGTCGGGGTAGGTTTCAGCTTCTGCCCAATCTGAATCCCAATTTTCGGGGTCATCGACTACTGAAAACCAATACCTCTGAGTAGCGTTTTCTAATGCTATCAGATACTTATCGAGTGCTCCGATATGCGTTACGGTTGTCGGGGCGTCTATGTCTGCTATGTATTCAGTATTGCCTACGGTCTTAATCTCTACGATGCGCCCACCGTTAGCGGCGTACAGGGAAGTACCAAAGTCAGCGAAGTAAACCTTTTGCCCTGTCTCAAACGTATCGCCTGTTACGTCAGAGAACGTACCCGTAGAATCTGTTATTTTATAGCAATTACCACCAGATACAACAATTACGCACTCTTGCCTGTCCCACCAGTAAAGACCGTCGATAGCCGCGCCGGAAAGAGTATCTACCCACGCCAACAATCCCGGTCTACGAACAAGGTTTCCTTGCGAGTCTTTTATAAAATCGACCCTTGCCGCTCCGTGAGTGGACAAACCTATTTCATCAACATCTTTATTGGCATCAAAATTTATTGGTAAGGGTACAAGCATTTTTATCTTGACAAACCTCTATTTAGTTTATTACCATGAACTTAAATAATATGCAATAAAAGGTTAATGAAATAGGGGGTAATATGAAGAAATTTTTGGTTATTCTCTCCTTGGTCTTATCAGGTTGTGCCTCTACTCCGTTTGAGAGTTGGACTAAGGCCGACACCGCGCGGCAGGTGGCGTACACCACCCTGCACATTGCGGATTGGGCGCAAACTGTTGAAATATCCCGTAGCCCTTCGGAATACTACGAAGCTGGTCTTGCGGGCATAGTTATCGGTGAGTACCCGAAAGAATCCGATGTTCATCTTTACTTTGCGTCTACCCTTGTCCTTCAAACGCTTATCCCTGCCATGCTCGCCACAAAATACAGAGCTGCTTGGCAGTATGTTTGGATTGGTGCTGAGGCTGGAACGGTTGCACATAATTATTCCATCGGGCTAAGGTTTGGGTTTTAGTTGTGGCCGTATCCAGATAACCGCATATGTGATGAAACCGAATCAGCAGTAGTATTTAAATATCGTATATCGAACACTCCACTCACTACAGGTATCTTGGCAGTTGTCATTATTCCGGCAGTTCCCGGTGTCGTGGTCCCACCTCTACAATAGACAATTCCTATCGAGTTCTTATTAACGTCAAGAGCCTCGGCTGACCCATATTTTCTTGCAAACACATGGAGCGATCCATCTCCTTGCGTTCCTGTATTTTTTACTACTGACACATACAAAAAAACTTCAATCCAATCAGCGTCAGCAGGTACAGAATTTAAAGCAGTCCAAATATTATCGGCACCCGACCCGGTGGGGCCTACTGACTCCCATGTGGAAGCCACTATGACTGACGTTATCACTATGTTGGTATCGGAGATATTCGGATTACCGTTCGCATTACTGACAAACACTCCAGATTTTGCTTGATCCACCCCACCGATCTGCAAGCCGACCGGAACATTGAATGTTCCATCTTGCAGAACCCTCCATCCCTCAATTGCCGTGGTTCCGTTGGTGCCATATCCGGAGGATGTACCGGGAAGCGATGCGTGGTTTTTGCTGCGGACTACCACCCTACCACTGTCATTGCCAGACGTATAACCACCTGCCAAAAGCTCGGTAACAGTTTGTGTTGCAGTATCACCTGTGATAGTTGCAAACTCTGCACTATTGGCGAGTTTTAGTGGAGCACCAGTAACCGAAAGACCAGCCGTAAAAGTCTTTGCACCGCCGATATTTTGTGCGGTTGATGTATCGACTATGGCTGTCCCGGCGACGGCTTGAAGCTTGGCTAAGTTGGTTTGCAAAACACCGCCTACCGACAGCGCGTTAACATCGGTAGCCGTGGAATTGATAACCATCCGATCAACGCCACCAGTGCTTATAGTCACAGTATTTTGAGCTATAGATACGTTGTCAACGCCACTAGTTTTGATATAGATCGTATCGTTGTCAGCAGTCCTATCAAGCTCTATACCAGTATCGCCGTCAGCGTCCAGAGTCGTAGAGCGGATACCAGCTTTTCTCAATCCTGTGCCAGCAGCGTCAGCCACTATCTCCACAATGGTGCCTACGGAAGTGAACGTGTAGTTCGCAGCACCATCGACCAACTCAGCTCCAGAAGGCTCCAAAGTAATAGCATTGGCACCAGCTGTATGCATGATCTTTAAGGGCTGTACCCACGAAGCCACAGTGAGCATGTTTATAGTCACAGGGTTAGTGGTAGTGTTTACCTCAAGAAAGTCATCGTCTGCTGTCTGCGATGTAGTAGCGGTTACGGCCCTGACATAATAATTTGGATACCGTAATCTGACATTATCCCAAGTATAGCACGTAACACCGTCAGCATCCTTAACGACAATCTTGTACTCGCCGTCACCGTACAGTTGCGCTCCACCTATTACAGATAGGGCATAACTCGTATAAGGATTGGTCTTTTCCTTTTCTGTCCAGACGTTCTTTGCATTTGAAGTCCCGGCAGAATAAAAGTAAGCCGTGCCGCCTGTCATTTGCAGGCCAGTAGTGGGATGTACCAGCCCGGTAAGAAGAGACTCTATCTGTATTGCGCGTGTGCTCAAGTTACTCTACCTCAAAATATACTGACCCGAAGTCATTATCAAACCCAGACAGTTCGCCAACAATCATCTCAGTCTGACCGATAAAATTATTACTCATTTCCTTACTGAACTTAGGAGCAATTAGTATTGCCAAAGACCGTGACAGTGCGAGAAACCACTCTTGCGGGAAATCAGGGTTATTGCCGGAAGCATCAAAATCTTCTACTGGCATACGTGCTGTCAGCCTTAGATAGTCCTTAACTGAATCAGCCGTTGGGTAGACCCACAGTTTACCGTTAGTGGTTTGCGGGTCGTAGAAGCACTGGTTCATCGCTCCGGTGGTTGTCTTTAAAGAGAGTGAATTGTACTGGTTGCGTGAATCTATTTTAACCGGGAGTTCTGATTGGCCAGCGTCCCTATAGAGTCTTGCGTCTGTTATGAATAGAGGTCTTTGGGCTTTGGTTTGGTAAACGAAAACATTATTGTCTACGGCTACATCGTCTGTTAAAGCAGCAGTCAGTGTAACAGTGGTTCCAGCAGGCGCTCCGTTTACAGTTGTCCACTGTAGAGTCCCATCGTCTAGTTCAATTCCGATGTTGTACGTATCTGAAATCCCTGTTATCGAATCTACATCTATCGTCAAATCTCCAGACGATGCAGCCGTAGCAATCTCTGTTTTCGTATAATATAGTGTGGCGTGATCCCCG